TATACTATTAAACTAGATAAATCAATTCCAGCAACAGGCACAGGTCCAAATGGTGAGATTGTATACCTTGATCCAGATACTGGTGATTTGGTTATAAATGTCATCAACCTTGAATCAGATGAACAAGTGGATGTTCAAATTATGATTTCTGGATCTCTACTTAATGGTACAATATACTAGGAGTAAAAAATGATAACTAATACTGGTAAAGGCATTATTGCCAAATATTTAATTGGGCAAGCCCCAGCATATGCTTCGTATATTGCTGTAGGCTGTGGTGCAAATGCAATAGATATAAATGGTACAATGCCAAATTTTTCAACTAAAGAGTCTTTAGATTTTGAAATGTTTCGTGTTCCCATTGTCTCTCGTGGCTTTGTAAATGAAAACGGTATTGATAAAGTAGTATTGACAGCCGAATTACCAACAGAAGAAAGATATGAAATTACTGAGATTGGTGTTTATTCTGCAGGATCAAATCCTTCAGCAGGTGCTTATGACAGTAGAATGATCTATGCCTTTACACAAAATGAAAATTGGGAATATCATTCAAATGTTGCAGCAGCAGCAATTCAAGTAATATATGAACCTCTTGGTGAAAACAATATAATTAATCAAACACCAAAAGTATTTCAAACAAATGCAGACAATGTAATATTTACTGACAATACAAGATTAGATAGAAATGAAAGATGTAGATTTTTAAATAATATTATTATTATGTCTGGAGATTCCTCAAAAATTGATTTGCTTCAAAATGGAAAATTAGACATAGATCCTTCTTGGGTAGATGGTTCAGATACAAAGTATTCTGGGCATATTCATTTAAATGGATCTTCTCCAGATTTCAACAGACAGTCTCCATTAGATAAGGTTAATCTAGCATTTTCTGTTGTAAATAGAGATGGTGATGATGGATCAAGACCAGATAAAATTAGGTTAATGCTTGAGTTTGCATCAGATGATTCATATAATACAGGACAGTATGCAAGATTTGAGGTAAACCTATCTCATACTCAGGGACATGCAAAATATGATTTTAACAATAATAGGTATTTTGTTGTGTCAAAACAATTACAGGAACTTACAAAAACATCTGATTTTTCTTGGGGTTCAGTAAATCTAGTTAAAATATCTGCATGTGTATTAGATGTAGATGGAAACCCAAGTAGTGACTTCTATGTATGTCTTGACGCTATCAGACTTGAAAATATGTATAGTCAAAATCCTTTATATGGATTAACTGGATATTCAATCATAAAGAATGAAAATTCAAGACCAATTATTAAGTCTGCAAATACAACCAACTTTATTGAATTTAGATTTAATGTTGGTGTCTCATAATGTCAGATAGTAAAATTAAAAAAATTGTAATAAAAAAATCTGATTTGCCAGCCTTTAGTGGAGAAAATCAAACATATACGGTTAGATATAGAATTATATCTGAGGATAAAAACAGGGCATCTCATTGGTCAGCACAATATAAACTTGCTGCACCATCCAGTACTTCTGTACAGCATGGATTAGTAATTGATTCATCAAAAAAGATTTTAACTCTTGCATGGGAAAAACCACAAAATTTAACAAATGAATTTGATGTTTATGTTAGTTGGTCTGGTGGAGATTGGGAATATGCTGGAAAAGTATTGTCTACTGGATACAGTACGCTAGTTAAAACTGGTGCTACATCTGTTCAGATTGCTGTTCAAGTTCCAACATTTCCAAATAAAAGGTTTACAAATGCAACATTATTTGTAACTGATCTAACGAGTCTAGTGGTATAATAGTTATATGTCAAAAATTCCCCTTCCTGAGCGTGGTCAACCACTTGATGTTTCATATATTTATGAACTAGCAAAAGCAGTAAACGACCTATCTAGCCAGATCTCACCAGCACTATATAAGTATGTTACTGTCGATACTCCAGGAGTTGGACAGCAAAGCGTAAAGGCATCTGAAGCAAGGATTTTGGGTGGGTATAAAGAGATTGTCAATAGTGCAAGCAAAACAAAAGGTGATACAGTTCCATTTTCTTATGAGTTTAATACTGATTTTAAATATGCTCCAATTGCAGTAGCCACCCCAATAAATGTTGGAAATACTCCTGCTGGTAAAAATGTTTCAGTAGTTTTAAAGTCTGTAACTACATCAAAGGTTGAGGGTGTTGTAATATTTAATGAAACTGGAGATATGACAGTTGCCGTTAACTTAGTAGTTATAGGAATTCCAAATTAATGATTAAATGCAATAAATGTAAAAGTAGAATGTTTGTTGATCGTCAATATAGCAGTGTTTCTCATTTAGAAACATATTGTATTATGTGTGGAAATAGAAAATTTTTTAATCCACCAGAAAGTTCATCGGAGGGAATGTGGCTCTTAAAAAAGGAAGCATTGAGAGCGAAGGCTACAATAACGCACCTGTAATTCCAGGTAATAAAAAAGTTTGGTTTCTTAATGGAGACCTAGTAAGAATACATCATTTAAATAGATCTAATGGAATTATGTCTGTTTATAATATTACTCAGGATAGAATTGAGAGTTGTTTAATAGGTGATTTTAAAAAGAAAAGAGAAAGAGCCTATACTGTTGGTGAAACTGCTACGCTAGTAAATAGACATAAAAAATATATGCCATCATTAATGAAACGAGGAGTCATTCCTTTTCCCACTGGATCTCAAAAAGGTGGTGCTAGAGGGTTTCAAGTTAGATCATATTACTCTGAATCGCAGGTAAGGCAGATTCGTGATATACTTGCTACATACCATATTGGTAGACCAAGAAAAGATAATTTAATAACAAATGATATGACTCCAAGCGTACAAGAGTTGACAAGGCGCATGGGGGACGGTATACTTACATATGTAAGAACTGAAGATGGGAGATTTGTTCCAGTTTGGAATGAGTCTATTTAACGAAGGGTATGAAAATGGAAGAAACAAAAGTATCTGTAACACTAGGGTACACACTTAATTTAGGAAACTTTCAGTCTTTGCGACTTGACCTTGGTGTTGTTGATGCAAAGCGTGATGGAGAAAATACAGATCAAGCCTTTGAGCGTGTTTACAAGTTCGTTGAGGACAAGTTGACAGAGAAGATCAAGGAAGCCCAATCGGAGGCTGCAGAAGGCTAATGGCAGAACGCAAAGACCGAATGGCTTTGCTTTCACGCTATAGTAAACACCATACTGCAAAGTATGAGCAAAAGCCATCATTAAACCTTAATGTAGAACAGTGGGCAGCAGATGCCTTGATAGAGTCATATGGAATGGGTGTATGTTATGATTTATTGGAATATTACTTTGGCATTGCTCAGTCTCCTTCTTGGAATTACTTTTCGTACAATACAGAAAAAATACTTCAAGCAAAAATAGAAAAAGAAAAAGATATTCAAGAAAGATCAGAGCGTAGGAAGAAGGCAAAGGAGTGGTTAAGTGAATAATACAGAGGCAAAGGTAATTTCCGCAGTATTAAATGATAAGCAAGTTCATGTTCTTCTTCAAGCAAATATTGATAACCTTCTTAGAACGCATAACGATGTTTGGGAATTTATTCGTAACTATTTTGAACATAATAGTGCAGTTCCTCCAGTATCACTGGTTGTTGAAAAATTTAGAGACTTCCAGCCTATTGATGGCATAGGTGCAACAAAACATCACCTTGAAGAATTACAAACAGAATATTTAACAGATAGCCTAAAAGATATCCTTAGAAATGCTGCTGGAGATGTTCAATCTGGTAATGGAACAAAAGCACTAGATACTCTTATTACTCAAACATCTGAATTAAAGAAAAATACATCTGCTATCCGTGACATTGATGTTACCGATATTGAATCAGCAGTTGCCTATTATGAACAACTAAAAGAGCAACAGGCTGCTGGACATTTAGGAATTAAAACTAATCTTCCAGGTTTTGATAACTACCTTCCTTCTGGAATTATGCCAGGGCAGTTGGGTGTATTTCTTGCATACCCAGGAATTGGAAAGTCGTGGATGGCTTTATACTTTGCGGTGCAAGCATGGAAGCAAGGTAAGTCACCTTTAGTAATCTCACTTGAAATGAGTGAGACAGAAGTTCGTAACCGTGTATTTACGATTATGGGTGAAGGTCTTTGGTCTCATAGAAAGTTAAGTTCTGGAGATGTAGAACTAGATACTCTTAAGATGTGGCATGCAAAACATCTACAAGGAAAGCCAGAGTTTCACATTATTTCAAATGATAATGGTGGAGAAATTAATCCTTCAGTCCTTCGTGGAAAGATTGATCAGTATAAGCCAGACTTCGTTATTGTTGACTACCTACAATTGATGTCACCAAATCAAAAGTCTGACAATGAAACGGTACGAATGAAGA